TTTCGTGGTGTCTTAGGACACTGTGAGGCTTTTGTGCGGGACATCTTGCGCATCTGCTGGGCCACCAACAAGCCCTTGACCCGTGCCGGAGATTGTGGAGCACCTGTGTTCCTTGCCACACGAACACGTGGTGCCAGGATTCTGGCAGGCATGCATTCATTTGCCACACATTCATCGTGTTCAGCAGGATGCATTATCCTTCACAAGGATCTATGGGATGAGTTGACAACCACTCATGAGCTGGCTACTACACCCTTCCAGCCCACAGATTTCTGTGGACATCGAGTTGAGGAGAGACTCAAAGGTCTCTTCACTCAGGAACTTCCCATAGTCAACCCAGGAGCCATACCGAATAATGACCGACTTCACCTGATAGGGCGCTATAGTGGGATCTTCACCGCTAGCAACAACAAGACATCTTATGTTGCTTCACCTGACCTGCGTGGTCAAGCGAGAAAGATTCCAGCATTCTGCCCACCCGGAACTATCAGTCCCAGCGTGGAGTATCCCAAGGACATCAATGGGAAACCGAACCGAGCCTATAAACAGCTCATCAAGATGGCAATCAAGGAACCAGAACTGGATCCGGAGATCGCCAAGATGGTTGAGGATGGGATCACCCAACATTATCTTGATCTCATCAATACCGAGGAGGCTCGCGTCTTGACTAACCATGAAGTGGTCAACGGTGTCTCGGCCGGGGCTCTGAATGGAGTAAACGGCTTAGACATGACTACTTCAGTGGGATTCACCCTGAAGAAACTCTTCGGAGTGAAGAAGAAAGGAGATCTTTTCTTCTTCGACGGGGTCTACAAACCCAAGGACATCCCGGCGACTCGCTACCTCTATACCTACATTGAAGACGTGGAGAATGGAGGTGAGGTCCTCTCATGGCCCACAGTCGCCACACTGAAAGACGAGCTGTTGCCATCAAAGTCTGTCATTCAAGACGGTAAAATCCGCCTATTTTCCAACTGTGACATGATGCAGCTCTTCATGGACAAGAAGTATCTCGGATGGTGTATGGCTTTTGCCCACAATCACCTCCATGAGACGCACTTGACAGTAGGGATGAATCCCTACGTGGACTTCCATGCCCTTTATGTTAGCCTCTCAGAACATCCACACATGTGGACGGGAGATTACAAGGGCTGGGACAAGAAGATCCCACTGAGGATCATGGAATTGGGAGCTCGCGCTCTCGTCCGGGTTGCTTCAGCGCTCTTCACACCGAGCGAAGTGTCTGTGATGCAGCAATTGTTGCATTATGACTGTCACCGGATGGAAGTGCTCAACGACACCCTCTTTAAGATCGACGGGTCGATGAGCAGCGGAATTTGGCTGACCAATTTCGGGAACAGTCTGTTCAATTTTGCGGTACGGACGTACTGCATCATGAGCGAATTCCGAGATCAGGGACGAGTGGTCCCCAGGATGTGTGACATTTTGTTGCACTGTACCCTGCGTGACCATGGGGATGATGAGATAAACTCATGTTCCCAAGAATACTCTGAGATCGTTGACTACTTCTCGATGAAGCATCAAAAGGCGAGACTCGGATTGCAAGTTACACCAGCAACCAAGGATGGAGAAGAAGTTCCGTTTGAAGATCCAATGGAAACTTCCTTTATCTCACGCTTCCCAAAGCGACTGGGTAACCATATCTATGGTGCCCTCAAGAAGGAGTCGATCGAACAACAACTTGACTACACCCGACAGCTCCCGGTGAGTGAGTTTGAGCTCCTGTACGATAGTATCCTCCAGGAGGCCGCACTCTGGGGTGACGAATACTTCACAAAGATTCGCACTAGAGTGGTGAGCCTCAAGAGGCTGCGAAATCTCAACT